GATGAAATTAAAAAAGAAAGTGGTCTCTGCTCGATATATCACAATAGAAAGTGCTCTATATCTTGTACACCACACATGATGAACCGCCGAACCAGAGATAGGCGTGTTCACCTTTATATAATACAACTATGACACAAAAAATAACACCTAAAAAGTTTTCTATTATTATAGAAGATTTGGTTCGTGAAAAACGACTGACCCACCTAGAAGCAGTAATGTACTACTGCGAAAAAAACAATTTAGAAGCTCATACCATAACCAGATGGATTGATAAAGGTATGAGAGAGAAGATTCAGTTTAACGCTGAGTCGTTAAATTATTTGCCCAAAACGAGTTCCTTGTTTTGAGTGCCATGAGTCCCTTAGAAACCTATCAATCATATCTTGCTCTAAAATTACACTTTGGTGGTAAATATGATTATTTCAAGTATGGTGGAAAAACTTCTGCTTCGCCAGCATCTTTTGATAAAAGAAAAGATAAGTTTAAATTTGTCAAACTATCTAGAAAGTTATCTGATCCGCAAATACTAGAATACTATCTTGCTAACTTTATTCGTGGCAAAGAATGGATAGGTGACTTTGACCAGAAAAATTGGTTAGAACACAAGAAAGTAAATCAAAGTTTAGAATATGTTTATCAAAATGATATCTCAAAACTCTTGACATTATCCAATAATTTTGATATCCTATTTAAAGTGGATGCAGGTAATCATCCCAAATTGGTGAAGGCGTATCTTGGTAAGAAGGTGAGTCTAGAAACATTAGTTATTCTAGAAAAAATATTACAATACAGAAAACAGTTTGACGCAAAGATTAGTGAAACTTATATCTGGCCCAAGGTTAGTCTTTTGATAAAGAAGTATGAGCCGTTTTTAGATTTAGATGTGAAAACATTTAGAATGAAAACATTGAATTTAGTTAAGGAGTTGACGCTGTGACAGAATCAACTAAAGAGTCATATATTGACGAGGCGAAACGTAGGATCGCCCATCTTTCCTACAAACTAGAACAGGCCGAAGGCCGTGTTCGTAAATTGGAGCAAGACAATGCCGAGCTCCAACGGTGGGGCAACGATGTTTGTTTGCCTAAACTTAGAGAACTCAGCGATGAGTTGGCTTCACGATACAATCAAAAGAAGTATCGTAACCGTAATTGGAAAGCGGAACTCTAGTCTATGCAAGAGAGTAAAGATCAGAAGTACATTGATCTTACTTCAAAAGTTGCTCAAGATGTAATTCCAGTTAGTAATGCTAGAATTGCATCAGCACTAGTGATTGGCAATACTGTAGTTGGATTGGGTCGTAATTCTTATAAGACCCATCCACTACAGGCCAAGTACGGTAAGACCGAACACACAATACACCTTCATGCAGAAATAGATGCTATCAAGAATAGTTTAAGGCGAGTATCAGTAGATGATCTTACCAAAGCAACCATATACATTAGTAGAGTAAAAAAGAGAGATAGAAAACGTGGATTCGTATCAGGACTTGCTGCACCATGCTCTGGTTGCATGGGCGCTATTACAGACTTTGGCATTAAGCGGATTGTTTATTCTCTGGATGGTGGAGGATTTCAAACGATAGAATGAAAACACAAATAAAAGACTTGGGCAGTGAGGGTATTGTCTATCGTAGAGGACAACAAATTGTTCTAGAAAATGACAAGACCGGAGAACACCGAGCAGTAAAGGTTATCATGTATGACAGCAGACAAGGATGGTTGGCTGAAAGCAGTGATGAAGATTGGCAATGGTATCGTATGAAAAATGAATACTGGCCAAAAGAAGAAGAATATTGGAAATACATTAAGAAGGTAGGAACATGAATAAATTTGAATATGTATGGTTAGATGGTTATGAACCAGAACCAAATCTAAGAAGTAAAGTAAAAATTGAAAACTATAATGGCCATTTGCCAGAATGGTCTTTTGATGGATCATCCACAAAACAAGCCACGGGCGACAATTCGGATTGCATTTTAGTACCTGTTGCAGAATATAGAACTATTGATCGTATTCGTCCAGATGCAACACAGACTGCTCCTGGACTAGAAGGTTCTTATGTGATGTGTGAAGTTTTAAGCGCAAATCACGAACCACACTCAAGCAATACACGAACCCATTGTCAAAATCTTATCAGTGATGAATGGTGGTTTGGTTTTGAACAAGAGTATTTTATGTATAAAAATGGACGACCTTTAGGTTGGCCAGAAAAGAAAACACCACGACCACAGGGTGATTACTATTGTGGTGTGGGTGCAGATAATGTAGTTGGTCGAGAAATCTCTGACAGACACGCTGAGGCGTGTATGAACGCTGGTATAAACATCACCGGCACTAATGCTGAAGTTGCATTGGGTCAGTGGGAATACCAAGTATTGGGTTCGGGTATCACGGCAGGTGATGACTTATGGATGAGTCGTTATATTCTACATCGCATCGCCGAGAAACACGGTGTTACTATCAACCTACATCCTAAACCACAAAAGGGTGATTGGAACGGTTCTGGTATGCACACCAACTTCTCTAATGAAAGAATGAGAACAGTCGGCGGCATGAATTACTTTTTAGATTGTTGCGAGCAATTGGGCACACGGCATGAAAATGCAATTGACAATTATGGATCGGAAAATCAAAAGAGGCTAACTGGAAAACATGAGACTCAATCAATTAAAAAGTTTAGTTATGGCGTTAGCGACAGGGGCGCTAGTATCAGGATTCCTATTTCTACTGCTGACAATGTAAACTGGTGTGGTTATCTGGAAGATAGACGACCTGCATCTAACGCCGACCCATATAAAATTATGCGTCATATTGTAGAAACTCTGACAGAAAATTATTAGGAAAATAGTGCAATGGTTAAGTGGGTTATAGATACTGTATATGTGACTAAGAAACGATATATTGTTGATTCATATGTGAAAGAGGATGCTTTGAAAAAGTTTTCTAATCAACAACCAATTGAAGAAACATATGTTGATGAAAATGTATTTGATGTTAGATCAATTAATAAATATGAATACGAAAAGGAATATTGTAACACCAAACAACTAGATTGGACAAAGGATAAATAGTAATATGGCAGGATTAGTAGTTAGTAAAGCAGGTCAAGGTGGCGTTATTATTAATGTGCCGACGCAGTTTGAAACCATAGATCATTTGGCAAAAGTCATTCTCGATGATCTTACTGCTGGAGCAGGTTCGGGCCCAAACCCGCATCAAGATGCAATTCAATTACCCGATACATTAAAAACTTTAACAGATATGGTGTCTGGTGATTTTAGTGCATTGCCGGCAGCTATTGATGATGCAACACAAACTTTGATGGATGAAGCTAATACGGCAATTCAGAGTGTAACAGACGGCGGTGCATTGGTTGCTTCAATTGCATCGGGAGCGGAGGAATTGAACTCGACAGTAGTTGCTGCTATGAAACAATTAGACACTCTTGCTACCTCAGGTACTTTTGCTGACTTTCAAACTGCTGCAGCTGGTGCAGCAACATTTCCTAATTTAGAAATGGGTGGTGTTACTGAGGCATTTGTAGCTAAACAACAGTTTTTAAAAACTACCGCCGGCATGAATACCCAAGGTGTGGTAGGTTCAGCAATTTCTCAATTAAATGATGTCGCCAAAAACGCTGGTACTCTTGGAGCAGCAGGTGCTCTTTCAACAGCACTTGCCTCAGATATTGGTTTGACTGCTCCACCATCCATCAATGATGCGTTTGCTGAATTACAAGATGGTACAGCTTTTAATAAAGTAAAAACGATTGCAGAATCTATGAAAGCAGTAAAGAATGTAATCGATCTGGGTGCCGCTAGTGGTCATGGTGATGATTTGAATGATGCTATTTTTCAACACACGCCAGTTCAAGTTGTAGCAGCTGCCGGAACATATGCTGGTCAGACCGTCATGCAGATTGATCTGGAGCAGGCGGCGCTTAATGGTCGTACACCTACTGATGGTGAAGTTGGTAAAATAAATATTCCAGGTTGGGTAAATCCAAATACAGGTGTTACAGAATACATTCCCGCCACCAAACTACAAGAGTCTTTAGGACAAATTCAAACAGATTTGTTATCTAAGGCAGCTTCTATTCAAAATAAGATTGTGGACTCTTTGGCACCTATTGAAGAACTTACATCTGCTATTGGTCTTGCTGTTTCATCTGGCAATTTGGGTTCCGCATTGGAAAGTGCATTACCGGCAGCAGTAAAAAACGCTATGGCTGCTGCTAAAACAGATGTAGCGTCAAACCCCCATGTTGACCCGACCCCACCTGCTGGTGCTCC